TAATATTTTTGCCGAACCACCAGTTATGGAAGAGTATCCATATGGACCATATATTGGATTTCCATCATAAGCCCATCCGATAATTGGAGAGTGATACTTAGATGTAGATTCTCTTCCACCAGAAAGTGTTAAATCAGGTGAGAATGAAATTTCCCCATTTACAATTTGCCTTGAGGAAACTGTTCTTCTTAATTTTCTTGGAGCATACGCATGTGTATACTGAAAACCTAATTCACTATTAATTGAATCGGAAAGTATTCCATCATCATCACTAATTTGATTTGTTTGTAAACTTCTTTCAACTACATTGATCGTCCATTTTTTAGGTGTTGAAAGAAATTCAACTCCGGATCCGGAGGGAATAACTTCCAAGTCTGCGGAAGTATAATTTATTCCAGTTTTTAAAACCTTTACTTCTGTAATAAGTCCATCTTTAATAATAGGTATTAACTCTGCTCCTATTCCCGAACCAGTTATTTTAATACTTGGTACAGAAACATATCCACTGCCAGGACTTATGACAAATACCCTATCAATTTTACCATCGAGTAGAATTGGAAGCAATTCTGCTCCAGATCCAGTTGGAGCAGTTATTAGAGGTTGCCTATTAAAGTTTAAGATTTCTTCCGAACCATAATTATATCCACCACTTTGGACAAATGTTGATTTTATTTCGCCCTTTACTATTGGTCTTAAAATCGCTTGATTATCAGAAGTGGATGAGGTTGAAATTCCACTTTTTCCACCAACAACTACTCTGATTTCTGGGTAGTTGAAAGAATGAATCCCATCTCCAGCAGATTTAAAATTAATATAATTTTTATTCTTAAAATAAAAATCAGAAATAGTTGATACTCCAACAAAAGCAGTTCCTACTCCAATCGTACTTGCAGTACCAACTTCGGATAATTTAAAAGTATCTTCATCAACAACGGTTACGTAATAAGATCTTCCATCATCCAGTCCACTTACAGGATTTGAACTAGAAGTATATGTAATAATTTCACCATTTAAATATCTATGATTTTTTGCTGTAATAGTATTGGAAAAAGTATTGATTCCTACAGAATCGATAGAAATTTTTCTATTTCTATATGTTGTTCCAGTATCAGTTAAAATTACAGAAGAAATTTTCTTCTTTAAATTTGCAGAATTAAATTTATGAATACCATTACCCTTTGCTGTTAAATCAATAGGACTTGTATTGTTTAATGCATTATCAAGTGTTCTATGTAAAGATATTTCGCTGTCGGACAGTACAGATGCAAAATAAGAAGAACTTGTATCAAGTCCAGAAACTATTACTCGATCATCTGGGACATAAATTATTTTTTCTCCTGTTTTAAATCTATGATTTTCTTGAAAAGTAATTTTATTATTTGATAAATCAACTCCAGAGTCTGAATCAAATGTAGAGGAGTGCCTATATTCGATCATTTGTGGTTCTGCAACAACTCCAGAACCAGATCCCCCAATAACACTAATGGTTGGTTTATCTACATAATCAAATCCACCATCTATTACTTGTATTTCCTGAAAAGAACCTTCCACTTCAGGGAATACAGTAGCTCCAAAACCAATAGAATCAACTATGGAAATTGGAGGAGGATTTACAACATCATAATCAGATCCAGGAGAAAGAATATCTACTTTTTCTATAGGACCATAAAAAACCGAATCTTCAGATTTATAATTTAATATCTCAACACCATTGACTAAAATACCAATGGGTCCTGGATTAGTCTCAAACTTGTTTTTTGTGTAGATAGGATCTTCAATTTTTCTTATGAGTTTTTGATTATCTAAACTTTTGCCACTTAATTTATTTAAAACGAGTTTACTATTTGTTACTGATACATTATCAAAAGAAATATAATCATTTTTAAGAAGATTTGATCTACTTCTTGATAATTTTATTGTTATCGCATCTACCTTCTTTATAAAGTATGCTTGATTGGATATTCCTAGACTATTTGAATCCGAATCTGCAGAATAAAATACAATGTCTCCAGTGTAAAATGGGTGAACTCCAATACTCAAATTTTCACCATTAAAGGTGCCTGAAAATGTTACAGATGGATCTTTTGTTGATAAAGTTTCATTCAAATAATTTGGCAAAGAAGATGAAGTTACATAAAAAGAATTACTTCCTTCCTGATAAGTATTCTGTACACCAGTACTAAAAATAGATGCTTCTGGGAAATTTAATGCATCGGTTTTAGTTACTAATCTCTGAATTTTAAATTTTCTACTGATATCAATAGATCCTTGACCACCAACAACAAAAGAATTTAAGTTTAAAACATCAATTACAGAAGAAACAACTTCTGTACTGTCATTAAAAATAAATTTTACTTTATCTCCAGCAAATATATTATGTTGATCTATTGTTGTAACTGTATATGAAAAGTTTACAGAATCACTTAAAACTAAGGCATCAATATCATATGTAGTTGAAACATTAAAAATCCAGTTATTTGCTCGGACATCCTCAGACTCTCTTCCAAGAGATTTTATTATTATTCTTTCCCCATCAGTATGGAGTTTTGTACCTGTAGCATAATCTAATTCAGAAAGAACTCCCGTAACTTTTACTGCAATCTTTTGATCATCAACAATTCCGTATGCAGTAGAATCTATTCTCAGATCCTGTCCAGAAGGTAAATTCTGATCTACTCCAGAACACCCATAAAATTGAGTATACGATTTTGACGTATATGTTATAGTTGTAGTGGTTCCATTTACCAGATTCGCAATGATAGTTCCAGAATCTGGAAATCCTAATGTGGAATCAACGTCTAAAGTTTCTGCACCAATAGAGCATTCTGTAACTAATTTTGTTGAAGAATGAATAGAAAATTCTGGAAATTCATCACTATCTTCCAAAGAAGCATCATAGTCTAAACTAAGTACAAAATACTCTTTTTCTCCTCTAAATATTTTTTCTACGTTATTTACTGTACCTCTTGCAGAAGGAAAGTACTCATCATTGTCTTGATAAAGAGTTCTATTAACTAATTCAAAAGGATCTCCATCAATAGACTCTACAACCAAATCTCTAGAAATTCTGTAATCAGCATCAGAAGTTATTAACAAATTATCTGATGGTCTAATTACCTCAACATCTTCTCCATAAAGAGCTCTGAATAGAATTTCAAAAGAACTATTAGTTCCTTTTGAAGAATAAAAATCTTTTGCTTGTTTTACAAATAATTCTTTATTGAGTTCAGAATATAGATTTCTATCTGCAAATCCAGGAACAAATTGTTTTTTTACTTTTACAAAAAACTCTTTTAAAAATAAAATACTTAAATTTGAAACATTAGATCCACTTTGGTGCTCTTCTACTTCTGATTCTGAGAATACTAATTGATCTGGTACTGTTGGATCCCTAAAAGAAGTAGTACCACTGAACCCTCTTGCACACTCATCAAAACTAGTATCTGTTTTTGATTTATATGCAATAATTTCTGAACCAATTTTTATCAGACCATAAAAATCTGGAAATCCTTTTGTTGATGCTACATTAATAGAAGTGTCACCAAAGTTAAGATCAGAAGTAGTTGTTGTCTCTTCAGTAAGATCAGTAAGATGTTCTAATTTTACATACTGATCTATATTACTTAAAATATCTAATGCACCACCTTGTTGTTCAAGTGCGTTATAATATTCAGAAAGAAATTCTGCAACTAGAGGGAATTCCTCCCTTACATATTCGGGAAGTTGATTTTCGACAACAGAACTAATTTTGATTCTTGTATCTAACATTTTTTATCTTCTTACGCGGATACCGTTTGTGTAACTTGTAATTGGAGAATATAGTGATGCAGAAACGTCAGCACCAGACGAAACATCGTCAATTGCCATATTTAACGTTGTGTTATTAATATCTAGTTGCAAATAAAGATCTTGTTTTCCAACGACATCATTTGAAAGTGGACATGCAGAAATTTCAATTATAGGATCTCCATCAAACGTTTTAACTGTAGATGTTATTTGAATTTGTTTTAGATTAATTTCACCTTTTTCATAGTCAATGGTTCCTACAGAAGAATTTACTACTGTTGGATTCTCAAGTCCTGGATTTGTAAACAAGAACAAATTTCCAGTTTTTTTATTACTGCTTGGAACATCTCCTAAGTAACAAATATCAGCAATTCCTTCAACATTGAAACCAGAAGATTTGATGTTATAACCTTCATTATCTTTGATATAAAAAGGATTGCCAAAACAAACTTCATAATTGGCAAGAACATTTACTCTTGCAGAAAGATTTCTTCTTATCTGAATCTTTGTGATATTTGAAGTAATTGATTCATTACTATCATCTATTACTTTTTGGAATTTACTAAATTTAAATCTAGCACCATACCTATTCATTTCTGTAGAATTTGAATAAGAAGTTATATTATCAAAGATCAAAGTCCTAACTGCATCTGCACTCGATGCTAGGTTTGTATTATAGTATGCAGTAATATCCGGTTCAACATAAACATACTTAATATCAAGAATTTCTGGAACTATTCCAGCAACACTATATCTTCTTAATTCCTTTTTTATATTATTTTTTATAGAATTGGGTACTGATGAACCTGTAGTTGGTTTGATTGTAATAAAAACCCTTCCAAATTGGGGAGGAGTTAAGTCTTCTCCACCAAATACAGATACAGATTCCGTCTCTGGATATATTATTGGAATTATACTTTCATAATCAGTAGTAGTAACTGCTCTATTTTGTGCAGAATATAATCTAGTTGCGTATTTTTTGATCGATTCTACAGATTCTATCTCTTTTCCGCCAGTCGATGATGTATTTGCACTTATTAAAGAAATTGAACTGGTAACGATATTGTTATTATTGTCAACAATTCTACCACTAAAAGAGAAAGAAGATACTCCATTGCCATCTCTTCCATTGGTAGTGACGTAAGATACTTCAATAAAACTATCATCAGCAAGTTTTTCTCCAAAAACACCATCACCAAAAATTAATTCATATCTTTGATCTTCTATTTCTTGTATGAAGAAAACTCTAGAAGTCGAAGTAACAGAAAGTAGATTATCAGATAAAACAAACTTTCTTGATGTCGTACTTGCTTGAGAATCTCTAACCGTTACAGTAATAGAAGATGTATCAATATTAGCATTATCTAAAATGTATCTTTGTGGATTTAATGAGGAAACAGTAAAGTTGCTTGTTAAAAATGCTCCTTCAAATACATCCACATCATCAAAAAAAGCGATTCCATCAACAACTGGAACTGTTATATCATTGGGAATTGCAAAACTAAAATTATTATTTCCTCTGTTATTTGCTGAAGTACATACAATTCCTTTTTTCAAGGTCAATGTGAGAGGATTTGTTGATAAACCACTAGTATCTACAAAAAACGAAATAGATGCTCTTGCTGATACTCTTGACTGCGGCACATATCCAATATTTCTAGCGAGAGAGACTACATTTTCTCTTAGAGTTGCACTATCAATAAAGACCTCATTACTAACCATGTTAGCGTTATATGAGGATATGTATGTATTATAGGCTAAAGTATCAATTAAAACTGAAAGATTGGATCCTTCAAAGTTATAATCGGTGAAGTTTGAGTTCGATCTGAGATAATCCTTTAGTGAGGTTTTTATCTGATCAAAATCTAGATTGGTTAAATTTACTAGGGCCATTATCTTGTTGGCTGTAATGCGAATGATAATTGTTGTGGAAGAACTTCAACTCCTACTATAGAATACTTAATAACAACATCAAACTGAGAACTATCGAAATTTGGTCTTACATCAACATCCGATATTCTTACGCGAGGTTCATGATTTAAAATGGTGTTTTTGATTTCATCTTTTATAATAGATGCAGTAATTTCATCTAAGTTCTCAAAGAGAGATTGGGACACTCTTGATCCTAAATTTTGATTAAAGAATCTTTCACCAGGAGCAGTTAGCACCAGATTCCGTATAGAACGGGAAATAGCATTTTCATCCTTCAGACCAATCAAGTCAGAACTGACTGGATTTGCCCGAAAAGACATGCTTATGTCTCTGAAAGTTTTACTTACCCGTTCTACAGGCATACGAAATTATAAAATCTGTATTATTTATTAGTGTTTTTTTGATTAACCTCTTCCTCACTAAACTCTTCGGCATAATCATTAGTCTTATGTGGTTTGGTCCAATAATCTGTTATCAGTCCCGTTGTTCCCCACATTCTGTACATGTACTTAGCATCTCTATCGACATGATATTTTGCCATTTTGCTCCTGTGTAAAATGAGGGGTTACTAACCCTAAAAATATTTATTTTTAGACTGCTACATTAAAGACAGAGATAATTCTTAAATTTCCTGGTGCAGGAGTTCTTATAGTGTGAAAATATTTTCCATTTACAATAAACATCTTGCCAAATTCGGGTTTACATTCATGTTTTATTGGAAGTGGATCATTTTCCCAATCTACATCATTATAATCTATTGAACTTCCCGTCAAATTATAGGTTTTACCATTTACAGTAACTTGCTCAGGATTTTCCTTATCTCCTTCCACGTCAAATACAACGGTATTTCCGTCATTTTCGTTTAAATACAAAATTACATTATAGTGATCAAAATAATTATCGACATGAGGATCAAAAAATTCATATCCTGGAATATGATATGTCATGTTTAAACATGCTCTTGTAACTCCATTATTTTCTATACCATTCTCATTTAAGGTAGTTTCCAATATTTCATTAAACATTCCAAAATATGGTGAATTTGGTCGATTAAAATTTCTTGCTAATAGACCATGGTTTAATTGTGGAAATTTATCTGATGTTGTGATGGGATTATATGACCATTTAACAGCCAAATCAGGAACAGCACCATCAGCAATACCTTCATCAAGTGGATTTTTAGCCCAAATGAGTTCATCAGTAAATCTTTTCAACAAATAATTATTTCTTTTGTTGATTTTTACCTCTAAAAAATCAATCACCACACATCCTCGGTAAGATTACAACGAATACAGTCAAAATCCTCTATATTTTCTTCTTTTTTATCATTTTTATCGTCTCCAATAACCTCACGGAGAAGTTTTTCGTGCTGTTTTGCTGCTAGATTGTCTAAAAAGTCGTTTGTTGGTTCCATTTTTTATCCTTTTTGCTATTTTTAGGGATCTGGATAGCGATCCTCTTGTGATTTATACATTTCAAGAGAATCTTCTTCTTCTTTTTTGCGTTCTTTTGCAGTTTTCCAGAAATATTCGTCCTCA